CCAGTTTATCTTGAGCTGTAAATGCTCAAAGATAGCCTCCAAGGACCTGAGTGAAGATGACGGTAGAATTAAGTCATCTCCGTAGACCCGGACACGCCGTGCTGCATCGACAATCATGTCGATGTCTGGAAACTTATATCCAGATTTATCCCATATGATAGCTGCAATACAGCAGCATGCATATGTGAAAGATTGCACGGGAAACGTGGTCGCATTACCCTGACCCGCATACTTACGGAGTAAGGTCCACAAAGGTGGACCCACTCCCGTAGCATTGCGGACGGCACGAGTTCGTGTCGCGTGTAGGGCTCTCAAGAAGGACATATTTGACCGGAAAATCCGCTCAACAGTCCAACAAGAGAGGCGGTCGCTAGCTGAAGATAAATCTACAGTAGCAGTACCGCTTTGCATTGAGGATTCAAGAGCAGCATCCCGTGAGGGATCCTGGGACTTGAAATCAATGCACATGCGAAGGGGATATGGAAAGTTCTTCCGCATCCACCTCATCAGTGCCTGTTGTAGGAACTGATGCGCTGTTAACTCTGAAGTTATAAGCCTAGGCTTCGAGAAGTCCTTCGGCACGGCAAGTAGCCGTGCAGGAGGTTCTCTATGTCTAAACTTAGCTTCAGATACAGGTGTAAGGTCATTCGTTTGAGCATGTCGCTCAATCGGGAAGACCTGGTCTAATTTCTTAGGCCAAGAAGGGAAGAGATACTTATCTTTTCCACTCTTTACATCTGCAACAGCACCGGGACCATGCCTACCAACTAAATCATCAGGTAGGAGTTCTGGCATCATAGATGTCAGAACCCCGCAGACGCGATCCAATGTGGTAAGTAACCCTCTAGGGGCTACCGACCTAGGATCGTGTCGAAAACCGAAGGAGCTCTGCTCCTCGGTTGTTCCTGAATGATTTCGGTGCCCATCAGAAAAGGACAAGAATCTTGTATTAGATTCAAGCCAATCGCTGTTCCAGGAAAGAGAACTGCTCCTAAGAGCAGAATCAATTTCAAAGAATTGGGCAACTGTTTCAGAAACTCTATCATCACTACACTCCTTTTCAGTGTGTTTAAATAGATAGAAGAAACTTCTAGCTAGAAACACATGAGTTGGATTGAGTGGTGCGAGTATCTTAAAGTCGGTGCTAAAACCCATTTCAGAGAGGAAGGAGCCCCCCACGACTTGGTCGAGGGGAGCATTCTTCTTCGTGAAAACGTGGGGTATTTTGGAATGATCCAGAATACCTCTAGATAGTGCCTTATCGAACACCTTACCAAAGTCTGGTAAGTCGATAAGTACTACATGTTTTCCACGGGTTTTAGTCAATTCTACAACTCGATTGATTTCGAGACTGTAGAACTGAGCGAGCTCAGGTGCCCATCTACACACATCCTTTTGGAATGCGTT